GGTGGCGATGACAAGGGCCTGGGTCTCGCCACGGGTGAACAGCGCGGCGCCATGGGCGCGCGGCAGCACGCCGACTTCCGACACGATCGGACGGACGGTCTTGGTGTCGCGGCCGTCGATCCGTTGTCCGGTTTTCAAGATATCCTGGCGGACAATGTCTTTTTCCAGCTTCTTGATGATGTCGCCCAAGGCGACCGTATTCAACTTCTTATCAACGTCACTTAGCCAGAAGGTTTTTATCTATGACCGGAAAAACAATGAACAGCGGACAAGCTCAAGTCATCAGCCCGATACTGACGACACAAGCGCGCGGTTATACCAATTTTGAATTTGTCGGGCTTAGCCTCCTGCCCTGGGCGGATATTCCAAATCGCTCCATGAAGGTTATCAACTTCGGCAAAGATGCCTTTCGCAAATACATGAAAACCCGACGTGCGCCGGGCGGTTCAATTCCGCGACTGAATTTTGGTTATGCATCCGATCCCGTCTCTCTTTATCAAGAAGCGCTTGCCGGGACGGTTCCGGTTGAGACAGCTGAAGATGCAAACCGGGTGCCGGGCATTGATGTGGCAGCCGTCGCGGTTCAAGGTGTCCAGGACATAATTGCGCTTGGCCGCGAAGCACAGATTGCAGCACAGGTTCTCGATCCTGCAAATTACAATGCCAACAACAAATTGGCACTGGCCGGTACTGATAAATGGACAGACCCGGCTTCCGATCCCTTGAGCGATGTTACGGCAGGGCGCGAAGCCATTCGCCGGATGATAGGCCGTTACCCCAATGTCATGGAGCTTTCAGCCACGGCACTAAACGCCTGTAAAAATCATCCAACCATTAAAGGGCAATTCAAATACACCAGTTCACAAAGCATCACCACTGACATGCTGGCCGGGTATTTTGAAGTTGCCGAAATAATCGTCGGTGCAGCGGTATACCTGCCCGATGGTGCAGACGATGATGCCCCCGGCCTGGACGTTTGGGGCAATGATGTTGTTCTGGCCTATGTACCCAAAGGCGGTCAATACCGTGTCCCGGCCTTTGGCTACACATACCGCCTTTCCGGATATCCCATGGTTGAGCAGCCCTGGTATGACCCCGACACGCGCTCATGGGTCTACCCGACCTTTGAAGAATTCCGGCCTTACCTCGTAGGCGCTGAAGGCGGGTTTCTCATTCAGGGCGCGGGGGGCTGAATAATGATTAATATCACTCTTATCTCACCCGCAAAGTTTGATGGCAAAATTCGCAAAGCTGGATGGTCAGGCGAAGTGTCTGAAGATGTTCGAGACGATCTTGAACAGCTTGGCGCAATAGCGCCGGATAGCGTTGCCGCCCAACCCACACCGGAACCGACGTCCGAAGAACGCGCCGACGAAATCGCCAGCGCTGTGCAGGCAGCGGTTCTCCAAAACCCAGAGCGCAAAAATCAACCAACTGTTTCGTCGGTTGAAGACATGAGCGACTTGAAGGATATCAGGGCCGCTGAGATCAAAATTGCATTTGAGGCTATGAACAAAGAATAAACCAGAGAGGGCGGCGGGCGTTCGCCTTGAGTAAGAAGGTCTTGCCCCGCCGCCCATGGTTTTCAACGTCACAAAGTATTTGGCCGGCAAGTCACGGATATCTTGCCTGCCGCCCGCAGGTTTCACGCCAAAATGGCGTTAGAGGAAAGAGTGAATGGCTAAGTTTCTAACGGTTGATGAAATGGTGACGCGGGTGGGGCAACGCGAAATGCTCCAGATCGCTGGCCTTGGCCGTGAGCGAAGCGAAGATGGCCGCACACTTGATACTGAAAAGATTGAGACCGCCCTTTCCTTCGCTGATGATCTGGTTATCGCCAAATTGCGCGGGCGCTATAAAACCATTATCGACTTGACGCCCGCAACCACGCCCGATCTTCTCAAAGGTTATGTGGAAGATATAGCCCGCTATCGGTTGCGTTCACGCTCTGGCGATCAAAACCAGATCACAGAAGAAGTGCGGAAACGTTTTGAGGATGCCTGTGCATTCCTGAAAGAAGTCCAGGCGGGCAAATCCTCAATAGATATTGCTGGTGATCCCCGTGGAGACGAGACCCGATTTTTTGGCATCGGCGATGCCAACCCGCACAATAGAGCCGATGAAATCCTTGCGGGGTATAATCCGTGAGCGACGCCTCAATCAAACGCACCCGTGCCAAAACCATCATCGCTAAGGTCGAAGAAGGCCTGATTGCAATATTTGACGAAAATCTGCCCAAATGGGTGGACATCGCCGCTGTGCCGGAAAACCCTTCCGACTTTGATTTTGCCAATCGCGATGGCGCACTGCTGGTCCATTATGCCGGTTCAAGATATGCCGAACCACAAGGCCAGTCGATCAATCAAAACCGGGTGATGACGTGGCAGCTGGTCTTAAAAACCCGGTCGTTCAATGGTGAATATGGCGCATATGCCGTTTTGGAAGACATCCGGCAGGCCGCCCAGGGTTTTTCTCTCGAAGGCGGCGGCCCTATCCGCATCATTCGCGATGATCTGGTCTCTGAAGCTGACGGTGTTTGGGAATGGCGCATTGTCATCGCCCTGCCGATTGCTGCCGTTGCCCGCCACACAAGACGCTCACAATTAAGCCCGGTTTTGGGCACTCAATCCGCAACCTGACGAGGACTGACCATGTCACGCAAGCCCCAGACCATGAACGATCAAGCCACAACGTCAAAATCGGACGCTGTTGCAGATGCCAAAAAACAAGTGCCTGCTCCCGCCGCTGCCGAAAATGTTGAGAAGGTGAAAAAACACAAGCCTTCTCCAATGAGCCCGGCGCACAAAGATGTGCTCGAAGGGCTGGAAGGCAACTACCGCTATTCCGGCCCGACACTGACATTCGAGTGTCGCGCAGGCAAAACCCACATGCTGATTAAAGGCAGGGATTACATCATATCCGACCTGCCCCACCACGAAGCTATTGCAAACGTCATTTTGCGCCGCCTGCTGGTGAAATCTGACGCCAAAAAGGAGGCTTAACCCATGCCTGATTTTCATCACGGCCCCGAAGTTCTTTTCCAGTCAACCCCCGCCGTTGTACGCGAGGTTCGATCCGCCGTTACATTTTTGAACGGAACCGCGCCAATTGGCGACGTTCACGCCACCCCGGCTGAACGTGCTGATTATATAAATCAGTTGATTATTGTGAACAGCCGCACCGATGCCGCCCAGTTCGGGCCTGATAAAGCCGGTTATAATATTCCCGCAGCCCTTGATGCGATCTTTGATGAAAGCCCAGGTGGCACGATCATTGTCAACAATGTGTTTGATCCCGATGTCCATCAAAATGCCGGTACTGAAGATCCCGCATTGGTCACAACTGCTGAACTGACCGGGGGTGTCGATGCCAGTGGTCAGCGTTCCGGTCTGGAAAAAGCCCGCGAATGCTACCAGCGGTTTGGTTTCTTTCCCAAAATGTATCTGTCCGACAGATCGTCACTTCCAGCGGTTCGATCCGCCATGTCGACGATTGCGCAAACCCTCAAAGGTCATTCGATTGTTGATATGCCGGTTGGCCTTTCAACCCAACAGGCGATTGAAGCGCGTGGCCCATCTGGATCAGTCGATTTTAATACAGCCGATAATCGCACCATCATTTGCTACCCGCACATTGAGGTGGAAGACAAGGTAAATGGTGGAACCAAACTTGATCCGCTGTCAACGGCTCTGTGTGGCGCGCTCATCAATCAGGATTTGACCAAGGGTGGTCCCAACCATTCACCGTCAAACATTGAAATCAATCGCGCCCTGGGCATGGAATTGCCGATTGTCTGGGAGCCGGGCGATATTCAAAGTGACACCAACCTGTTGAATGATGCTGGCATTGTCACCCTTCGCCGGGGCTTTGCTACCGGCATCAACACATGGGGCAATCGCTCCGCTTCCCACCCGACGTCAACCGCACAGGAAAACTTCATTCATGTGCAACGCATTCTGGATGCAACCCACGAAGCCATTATCTTCTTCATGGTGCAATATACCGACCGGCTGGGAACGCCTGAGAATATTGAAGCGGTTGAAGAAGCCATCAATGCATTCCTGCGATCCAAAATCGGTCGCGGCGAACAATCTTGGTTCTATGACGCCCGGTTCTCGTTTCCCAGTGACCTTAATACGGCACAGGAAATTTCCAATGGACAGTTTACTTACAAGCTGACATCCGCGCCAGTGAGCGTCATGGAACGACTGACGACAATCTCGTCCATTGATATCAACCTCATCAACAACGTATTGCAGCTTGCCGCTTAGGAGGTTAAAAAAATGCCTGTACAAACTGGAAGTACCACAAACGCTGATATTCTGATCAACGGCGTCGACCTTGCCGGTCGCGTGATGGAATTGGACCTCGGCGATTTTGGCTATGAAGAAGTCGAACACACCACGCTGGGGATGATTGGTATCATCAAACTGCCAAGTCGTGCGGTTTCTGCGATTGAGGGAACGATCAAGTTTGAATATCTTGATCCGGAACTTAAACGCCAGCTGCAAAACCCCACCATTACCCACAAGCTGCAGCTGCATCAATATGTCGATGTAAGCGGCCCAGATGGGTTGGACGTTAACGCCTCACACGTACTGGTCCAGCATGTCGGTTTTCGGGTTCTGGCAACAAAAAAAGGCACGTCTAAACTGGGTGAAGCTGTCGAGATGGAACAGAGTATTTCCATTATCTCATTTACTGAAAAGGTCTACGGCGAAGAAACCCCGATCCTTGAATACGATGTGTTCAATCGCATCCACAAGGTCAATGGGGAAGACGTCTGGCCGACATAAAGGGGACCGCTCATGAACAATCCCATCATGAAATATTTTGAGTTTTCTCATCTGCCGGAACGGTTGCAAAAAATCAGCAAACCTTTCCACGCGCTTGCTGAAAATTTGAACAACAACATTCCGGATGGCCCGGAAAAATCAGCCGGGTTGCGCAAGCTTCTGGAAGCCAAGGACTGCATGGTCCGCGCGCAACTCTAATCAAATCCGTCGGAGAATAAGGATACGACAATGACCAAAGAAACCAAGACCCCAACCGTGGATACAGATGTCAATGTTACGGGCTTTCTTGCCCGCCTACGGGCATTTAAAAAATCCAATGAACG